CCAAGGGTGCAGGTGCCCCAAGCCCATAAAGTGCCATCTGTTTTCACGGCGGCGGCGAACTTGTCTCCCCCAGAAACCTGAGACCAATTCGTTAAGGCCCCAACTTGGACAGGGCTAGAGCTGGCGGTTATTGTGTTATTGCCCCGTTGTCCCTCATTATTGTAGCCCCAAGTCCACAAAGTTCCGTCTGTTTTGATGGCAGCGGTGAAGAGAAACCCCGCAGAGACCTGAAGCCAGTTCGTTAAGGCCCCAACTTGGACGGGGCTGGAGCGATCTATGATTGTACCGTCGCCAAGCTGTCCGTAGGGGTTGTTATAGCCCCAAGTCCACAAAGTGCCATTTGTTTTCACGGCGGCGGTAAAGTAATTTCCCGCAGAAACTTGAGACCACGTCGTTAAGGCACCAACTTGGACAGGGCTAGAGCGGTTTATGATGGTACCGTCGCCCAGTTGGCCTTTTTGGTTATAGCTCCAAGTCCACAAAGTGCCATCTGTTTTTATGGCGGCGCAGTTAAAACTATATCCCGCAGAAACCCGATACCAGTTTGTTAAGGCACCGACTTGAACAGGGCTGGAACGGTATGTGACGGTGTTGTCGCCAAGCTGACCAAAGGCATTGCCCCCCCAAGTCCACAAAGTGCCGTCTGTTTTTATGGCGGCGTTGGCAGCAGTTCCAGCAGAAACCTGAGACCACGTCGTTAAGGCACCCACTTGAACAGGGCTGGAGCGGTCGATGACGTTGTTTTGGCCAAGTTGGCCCGAGCCGTTACTTCCCCAAGCCCACAAGCTCGCCCCAGAGTAAACAGGATTTCCGGTGCTATACGCCGACACTCGGCCTGGTCCATAGACGTTGGTCGCCGCAGCGCGGACCTTGAACGTGCCGCCGCCAGTTGAGAGCGTAATCGGAGACGACGAACCAACGGCCCCCGTCGAAGCGCCCGTGCTCTCGTCTACAGCCGTGACCGTGTAAGACGTAATGGCGCTGCCGCCCACGTTAGCAGGAGCCGTGAAGGCGACAGAAGCACTGCCGATGCTGGGCGTAACCGACGTTACAGCCGGAGCGTCAGGGGCCTGTAGAAGCTGAAACCCGCCACTGACGTAGCTTCCTTTGGTCGTAGCCATTTAGACCTCCTTACGAAATATCTTCATAGGAGATTATCACCTTCAGATCACTTGCGGAACCGGCAGTTGCGCCGATCGACTTATCTTCTTCAAGATAAATTGCGGTGGTCTTGTCGATCACAACCAAAGACGAATCCGCCGGAACCGAGACCGTGCTGACGATCTGCGTCGCCGTCCCGCCGATGGCAGCTGCGCTATAGTAGCTGATGGTGATGTCAGCCGCCGACGTGCCGTCTACGTTGGACACGATGAGCGAGTTGATCCGGAACACCTTGCCAGAAGATGCGGCGTTGCTGAGTACCGATGTGGCGGCAGTCGTGCTCAGGTCAACTACGGCAGACTTTCCGTAGATCGAAGTAACGTTTACGATATTTGGGTTGGCCATTGCCGTGCCTCCTTAGAATCCGAAGACCATCGCCAGAGCGATAGCCTTGCCAGTTGATACGCCCGCAGAAGGCGTTGAGAACGTCAAATTACCAGCACCGTCGGTGGTAACAACCTGACCCGAAGTTCCGTCTGCAGTTGGATACTTTAAGCCAACCGGATTGTTAATGATGCGCTTGACCGTTCCAGACGCATTCTCAGCGTAAAGAGCCATGTCGGCGTCATTGATGTTAAAGCCAAGTTCGCCTGGGCTTAGGTTGCCGGCAGAAGGAGCCGCGCTGGCGGTTGTGCTGCGGTAAAGTTGAATAGGTGTGTAGCCGGTCTGTGCCATATTCTTACCTCAAGTTTTCAAGTTTATACAACGTCGTCATGTGCAGGGACGTGAGGCCATCAAGGATATTCTCAAGCGCAGGCACGTTCCGAGCCAATTCGGCGCGGTTTTTGTTCAGCCAGATTATATCATCATGGATAATTTGCGATACGTCTTTCTTTTCGGTCTCAATGATCCCAAAAGTCCCTTGGTAAGCCTCGATGAATTCATCCAGCTTTCCCACGACGTCGTCGTAATAGTGGCCCAAAGCCTTGTGCTGGGCGTAGGAATTGGTGCGCCAATGCTCAAGGTGCGCTTGATTGCGCGCGTCAAACATCTTCGCGATAAGGTCTTCAACCATCAGAACGTGCCCCCATTAAGACCACCCCAGGTAGGCGCGCTGGCCCCATTGGATGTCAAGACTTGACCCGCAGTGCCGTTTGCAAGGAAGGCCGTCGCGCCCGCGCCCGTCTGATACGGGATTTGGCTGGCCGCACCGCCTGCGAGATTGGTAGCAGATCCGGCTGTGAAGCTTGAACCCGTACCCGTCAGGCCCGTGCCAGGGCCGGTAAACTGCGTGCTGGCGGTGATCGTTGTCCCAGTTACCGCTGCGGCCACGCTGGCCCCGATCGTGGTGCCGTCAATGGTTCCGCCGTTGATGTCTGTGGTGGTCAAGACTGAAGAGGCCAGAGTGACTACGCCTGTCGAGTCCGCAATTGAACCTGCCGAGGTGCCGTCCTTGGCTTTCAGCGTGGTGACTTCAATGTTGGTGGTATCCACTGTCGTGGCGTTGGCCGTGGTGAACGTCGCGGTGTTCGGCGTGGCGTTGCCGATTACAGGAGGCGCAGAGAGATCCAGCGCGCCGCCGAGCGTCAGGTTGCCAGATGACGTGACCGTCCCGCTCAAGCTGATGCCGCTGACAGTCCCCGTCCCGCCGACCGATGTCACCGTGCCCGCGCCTGCAGTATCCCAAGCAAACGCAGACCCAGTCCACTTCAAGAATGTGGCGGAGACCGTCGGCGCGTCGATGAAGGCGCTGGCGTTTGATCCAGTGTTGTAGACGATCTTGTTGGCCGCGCCGCCAGCCACGTTGGTCGCGGTCCCCGCATTGCCCGTCACGCTGATAGACCACGTCCCCGTGGCACCGGTGCCAGAGGTCGATGGCGCGCCGACATCAGCATAATCAAGGACGACAACGCCGGTGTCGCCGTTGACCGATGTCACCCCAGATATGACTGCGGTCGTGATGCTGGTAATGACACCCTTCGAGTTCAAGGTGATGACGGGAACTGCGCTCGAAGAGCCATAGGTGTTGGCCGCTGCGCCAGAATCCGGCAAATCACCATTGACCAAGTTTCGGAAAGACGTAGGCGCAGCCGCGCCGCTTGTCGGACCAGCATAAACCACATTGGCAGGTTGATCTGTAATGACAAGCGCCGAACCCCAAGTTGGTTCGCCCGCACCACCAGAAATGAGAACCTGACCGGAAGACCCCGCAGGGCCGATGTACAAGCCATCAGCACCGGACCACACCATTGCACCGGCCTCGGGGACCAAGCTGCGCGCCGTGCCGCCATTGTTCAGGCCCAGCAAGCCGTCAACTTGACTATCAGCCGCCAAGTCAATCGCGGGGTGCTGGTGGTCGGCACGGGAAATATCAAGCGAGACGCCAGCAAATCCGGTCGTGTCTATCGACAGCGGAATGGCATCGGACAAGTTGGCAGTCAGGGTGACGTTGCCGGTTAGCTGTCCGCCGCCGCTCAGGCCGTCACCTGCGATGACTTCAGTCGTCGTGGGCACACCGCCACCGCCACTGGCAGGCACCGTCGTAGCGGCCATTACACGGCCCGTGGCGTCAACGATAAACACGGGGATGTTCGTGGCGTCACCGTAGGTGCCTGGGGTTACCCCGCTAGACGCCAACTGGGTCGTGCCAATGCCGCCATTAGCCACGCTGAGCGTGACGTTGCCTGTAAGCTGCCCCCCGCCGGTCATGCTCGTTCCGGCGATGACTTGTGTGGTCGTGGGCACGCCCGCAACGCTAAGCAGGTCGCCGACGCGGATCTGGTAATTGTTGCCCTGATAGACAATCATCATCAACGAGTTTTCGTCAGCAACCGGCGCTGGCGGCAGCTGCGTAATTCTCGTCGGGATCAAGTTGCTCGGTACTTCAGACATGCGTCATAACTCCAAATATCCTTCACCGTCTTCAGTAATGAAGAATTCGTTCCCTGCTTCTTGGATCAGACCGGCGGGTCGCGTGTTGATAGATGTATCTGGACGAACAAACGGCAGCACGATCTTGTCCGGCCCACGCGGCGCTAGTCGATAGGGGTCGTATTCATCTTTGTCATCTTCGCAGACCATTAGCCCTGGATAATTCGGATCCGGAGACAATTCCGCAAGCGGCATCTTGCGCGAACACCGCGCACATATGGCAATGCCATACGTCGGCTCTCCGGTAGGATCTATGAAAACCGGATTGCTCATCTAGTGTAGACCCCGATCCCTGGATTAATTTGGATCGGTGAGCCGTCGTTGTCGCCGTCCCATGCCCGCTGCATGCTCATGGCAGACTTCTGCTCGAGGATAGCCATGATCTGAGGGTCAACTTGAGGCGTCTCAGCTGCGACGCGCGCGGCCAAGGTGTTGATGATTGCCTCCAGCCAGCGATCGGGAACCTCAACCTCTTGCTGCAAGTTTTCGGTGTCCATGATCTGACGATGACGCCAAAGGATCAGCTGCGCAGATTCAGCCGCTGGGAAGGGCGACGGCCAGATGCGGACGATCGGCTCGGGCAGATCACGTTGGAAATAGTAATTGCTCGGTCGGCCAGGGAAAACCTTGTTGCTCTGGTTGACGTAGTTGTCGCGGTTCAGCTGACCCAAGGGGATTTCCTGCGGCATGTTGCCGAGCACGACAACACTGTAGCTCAGAACGTTCGCAGGATTTTGCGCGTAAATCCTAAAGTACGGGTAGGCGATCGCGCCAGAAATGTCGGTCCACGTTATCTCTCCGGCAGACGCAACCGCGCTTGAATTGCCAACAGTCGTGAAAGTCACGCCGTCGGTGCTGACCTGAAAGTAGACGGGAACGGATGCTGCGGACCACTTGATGCCAACCGTATCGACAACCGTAGCGGTCGAGAACGACGTCCTGTACGAGTTGCTTGCGGTCGTGACAACGCCGCTAACCGGCTGCAAGACGCGGTAATTCAAGTTCAGAACGCCAATAGTGCCAACCGGCAGCGTGACCACCGGCTGGTTTTCGTACATCGGAAGGATGACTTTTTCGATACACCAGCTGGGCGTCTTGACACTCGCAAGCTCGGAAAGCGAGGTGTACAAAGTTTCCAAGGCGTAGGAATGCATCTCGCCGGTGATGGCTTGCGCGGGCAGACGGCAACGCCTGAAGGCGTGGTCTACCACCTTCAAGGCATTGAATGTCCGTCCGCCCACGTTACCCGAATAGGCCATTTTAACTCCGTCGTTGATCAGAGATGGCCACTGGTTCAGTATGCCCCAGGTGTTGGTTCACGAAATTATAGTGTACGGCACCCAAATGAACAAGTCATTTCTTCCGTTTGCCCATGGCACGAGCCTCTGACATCGCAATCGCAAGCGCCTGTTTGCCGTTGCTGACCTCTGGGCCGGTCTTGCTGCCCGAATGCAGCATACCCTGTTTGTATTCGCCCATGACCTTGCCAACCTTGGCTTCTTGCTTATGGGTCATGCCGCCCTTTTTCATCATGGTCTTCGGCTTAGGCAAATCCGGCGCAGTGTGCTTTGCCGTTTCGCCTGGGTTCTTGTTGTTCACAACGCCGAGAGTGCCGCGATTCTTGATCATGCCGCCGTTATTCATGGCAATCATCGGCACGTCGCTGTGCGCAGGATAAGCCTTGCGAGCCGGTTTGGCGGGGCTGGAAACCTTAGCCTGATCGTAGCTCTCCTCGCGGCTGACACGCTTCACTTCAGCACCGGCACCCTTGCGCTCGCTGCTTGTTTCGCGCATCACGCGAGCCATTTCCTTGCGCTCACTCTTGGGAGCTGCAGGCGTTTTGGCTGCGCCGCCACGGGCATAGCCTTTCACCACCTGAGATCCTGCAGAACCAGTGAACCCACAATCCGACGGGAATTGAAAGTCTTTGACGTACTTTAACGACTTGCTCATTGGGAACCTCCCTTGGTTCTGTAACTCTCGTC